GAGACAAATATCCAGCTAGAACTTTTTCAACTGCTTCTGTGTATATTACCAATAAAGCTTTACCTCAACAGACTTATTGGGCAATACAAGATGTTAAAGCAGACGATATAGTCGTTGATTTTGATAATAATTATACAAAGGTAAGTTGTGATGGCACAAGCAGTTATTTCGATGTATACATGAATGGATTAGAGCCTGAAAGATATTATAAATTATTGTTGAAAACTGTTTTACCTGACGGTGAATCAATAGAAATAGATAATAATTCTATCTTTAAAATAATAAGATAATGGAAAATGTTCAACTAGTTAAAAAAGTTTATGGAATTAACACCTATTCGAAGGTAATAGACACTTCGTTTAGGGAGTTAATAACTGCGCCGCAAGAAATAAGCGCTAGTACCATGAATGTTGATCAATTTTTTAGAGAATACGATAGACTATTTTTTGACATTCCGGTAACCGGCACTAATTCTCATTCTGAATTAATCGAAAGAAGTCAACAATACGTGGGAGGATCAGTTATAGACGCAGAGAAATTGGCTCTTATTGAAGAAATTAACTCTCTTCGTCAACAACTATTGGACATAAATCAATCATTTACATCAATAACTAGTTTAGTTTAATGGAATTAATACAAGTACAAATAAAAGGATCGGACATACCAAGTCAACAATACTCTTCTGTTGATACTTCGTTAATCACCAATAATTATATAAATTCTAATTTTGGAGCTAAAGAAGATTATATAGAACTGTTTATATACGATCAAAACGGAAACATACTTCTTTCTGATTACGATGGATTCGATTATTATCCCTATCTTACGACCAATCCTTCTACTAGTTTATATAGCACACTAACTTTAGATCCTCAAACAGACGTTATAAATAGAGGATTCAATAGAGGCTCGGTAAACATACAATATAACTTTTTAAAGAAGCTATTCAATTCTCAATACGGTAAGACATATTGGATCAAAGAAATATCTCAATCAAGAACAGAGATCAAACTGGCTTCTCAAGTTATCAGTGATTCAGGAATTTTGGAAGGATTCAATGTATACCAAAATTATATATCTACCAAGAATTATTACAGCGATTTTTATTTAAACTTTGGAACTAATACTTTAGCAATTGGAGTTAACGTTGCGTTTAATCAAGACGATGAAGGAGCTTATTTAATAGTTAAGCTCTACGAACCTTTAGACGCTGATATAGACGTTAAAACGCAATTGTGGATAGTAGATAAGGTTTCAGAACCTATAAACTACAACGTTAATATTCAAGTGCCTGCCGAGGATCCTAACGAAAGGTTCAAATTAAGAGGTCCAAATTATTCTGTTGCCACATCTGTTAAGGTTGGTCAAACTACGCCTTACTACTCTTACAATACTTTATTAACAAGTAATGTAACTTCGTCCTATCAAAAAATGTTGAACTACTATCAAGATAAGTCGATAGCTATCAACGTTGATTATAGCGATTTTTCTAATTTTATACACTTTTCAAATGCTTCTGAAAGAGTTTTAAATTTTAAATACAAAGTTCAATTAATAGAAAGTTATAATCAAGACATAGCAAATGCAAAAAAATATTCGGCAGTCTCACCTATAATTGCTTCATCGTCTTCTTTAGCCGCTCAAACCTCAATAAACAATATAGTAAGTAAATTAGATCCTTACGAAACTTTCTTGTATTTTCAGTCCTCATCTTACTCTTGGCCAAAATCAAATACTACTCAACCTTACACGCTATACTCTGTTACATCTTCTCAAGTTTCTAACTTTTTGGGAACTGCAGATACTGTTACTACCGCTACTACCGCGTCCCTATTATACTCTGCGTCAATTTACGATTATTCAAATAAGGACGCTTTAAGATATTCCTCGCCTCAATACATTTTAGACGACTCTAGTAACCAACCATATTTGACCTTCTTGGATATGATAGGTCAACACTTTGATAATATTTGGTTGTACTATAAAGACGTTTCTAATAAGTTCGATGCTACAAATAATCCCAATACTGGAATTTCATTAGATTTGGTTTCCGATGCACTAAGAGGTTTGGGAATGCAATTATACACTAACACGAGTATTTCCGATAACGTTTATTATAGTTTATTTGGTATCAATGCCGATGGAAGTTTATTGCCTCCTACTGGATCGGAAATGATTACAAATTACGTAACTTCTAGTATTGCTACTTTACCAGGTCAACAAGTACAAGACGAAATTTATAAAAGACTTTATCACAACTTACCTTATTTACTAAAGACTAGAGGTACTCAAAGAGGCATTAAAGCTTTAATTGCTTGTTATGGTATTCCTGACACTATTTTATCTGTTGATGAATTTGGAGGTAATGTAGATAACACTATTCCTGGAGTTTACGATTTGGACTCTACTAATTATAAAATAACAATAGATACTGGAAGTGCTTCTGTTACAGGATCCACAACCATATCCTCTTCTTTACTTTCTCCTTTTACTACTTTACAATATTACGATCCTAACACCAAACTAAATTCAATAAACATAGAAGTTGGTTTTAGTCCTTCTAATACTATAAACAATTATATATCTGCCTCAGGAGTACTTGCAGGAGGAATAGATCAATACATAGGAAATCCTGGTTATGCAGCATCTTCTTCTTACGTTGCTTTGAATACGCTTAGAGACTCTTATTTTCAAAACAACTACACTAAGAAACACAGCGTTTGGGAGTACATTAGACTGATCAAATTTTACAATAACGGTTTATTTAAGGCTATTAAAGATTTTGTGCCGGCAAGAGCTGACGTGTCGACTGGTATTATTATTAAGTCGCACATGTTGGAAAGAAACAAACAGCCAAGATACGAACCTTCTGTTGCGGTCTATAATAATTACAGTCAGTCAATAGATATATTAGGAATCACGGGTTCGGGAGGAAATATCATATCAGGATCTACTTCTTGGTCAGGTTACAAGACTGGATCTGTTGGTTACGTTCCATTTACTAGTTCTCAAGGAGTTGAAAAATTCACTGGAGAATTTGGAGGATCCGTAATTACCGCAACTACTTTAAACAGTTTCCAAAAGCAGTACGATATTTCAAAGAATTTTAGCGGTTCTGCTGGCAGTTTCGTTACGCAATCTTTGGGAGCCCTATTTCAAAACGTTAGTGCTTCGGTAAAATCAAGAAATTATTTGGATTTGGATTACGATAGTAGTCAAGTTAAACCAAGTAATTATGGATTAATCACTCAATCACTTTCTAATAGAACTGCTAATAGCTATACCAACTATTTAGATCCGTATAGTCAGTTAGCGCAACTTCAAGACTCTAATTATGCTATGCAGAGTTACACGATTCCTAGATACTATGGATCAAAAACTACGAGCGCGACCTATACCACATACACCGATGGAGACTCTTCTTATGGTAAAACTGCAGCAATAGATAAAATAAAATATCAGTATAGTTATTTAGTGGATACATACTCTTCTTCTTTCCAATTACCAGGAAGAGTTAATGCACAGATAAAATATATTTTTGATAATAATCAAAATGTATTAGATTTAACTAAACAAAATAATAATATCTTTTATACACAAAACATATTTAAGTCAGGAGAAACTGTAAATATATCATTATTTGACTATAGTTCAGCCGATAATACTGCTCAAGTATTGACTAATAATACTAGTTCTAATTTATACGAAGGAGGTTTTAAATATAGTCCTGTATTGTATAGCACAGATGGAGTTAATAATAATAAAATATATGCTTTAACTCAACCTAGTCAATCTACTACGACCGTAACGATTCCAACTTATACATCAATTACACCAGGAGATCCAAATTATTGGTCTACCCCGACTCTAGGGACACTAAGATCCCCAGTACAAAGCGCTATATATATGCCAGTTACTTTTAGCGCGGTAGGAACGACTCCTAGTACATTATTGACATACGTTAATTTTACTATATACAATAATACTTTAGGATCTAGTAACATAAATTATTCTTATACAGCTCAGGTAGGCGTACCATCTTCTACTTCTCCTCCTTATAGATTTAATCAATACATAAATAGTTCATATTCAGGATCCGCAGGAACTCTTAATACTTGGCAACCAGGTCATAGTTATAGTGTAGCAATAAACAGCGAACAAACATATAATCCAATTGGAGGTTCAACAACTTCTGATGTATACACGACTTCTATTACGGATCTAGACAGTAAATGGTACGCCATAGATGTTAATACAATTAGAATATCTGCAACCCAATCTCTGTTCTATAATGGATTTATCGAAAGTTCAACTACACCAGGTATAGATACCCCAGTAAAAGTATTCAGTCTAAATCAAATGGATCTCATAAGACTTAAAAATAATAATTCTTCTTGGGGTTCATATAACGAATCTGAATATAGAGTAGTTGAAGTATCAGGACCAGATTATTATACAGATATAACTGGAGCTACACCCGGAAATATTCCATTTTATAAGTTTACTTTAGATCGAACACTAAATACTGGAGACACTAATTCAGGAGTTCCTGGCTACATATCTAATTATATAGTACTCAAAAGATCTCCTGATGAAACTAACTTGATTCTAGCTTTTTCAGGATCTTCCAATATAGTTAACGATGGTCTAATATTCCCTCAATATATAGATCCAGTTGTCAGGGAAAATTCTGGTAACGTCGTAAAAGCATTAAAGCAACAAAACCTAATTTAACAATATTTATTTTTAAAGCACAAATTATATGTCTTATTTAAGTAGCACCTCAGTAGTTGTAGACGCCATCCTTACAAAAAAGGGCCGAGAATTATTGGCACGAAACGATGGATCTTTCCAAATTACTCAATTTTCTTTGTCCGATGATGAAGTGGATTACACTTTGTACAATCCAAATCATCCATCAGGATCAGCCTTCTACGGTGAAGCAATAGAAAACATGCCAGTTCTTCAGGCTTTTCCTGACGATACAGAAATCATGAAGTATAAATTAGTGACGCTTCCTAGAGGCACAGCTAAGTTACCGGTATTGAATATTGGTTATAACAATATTAGCCTTCGTCAAGGAGCTTCTATCTCTATTACTCCTCAAACATTAAATTACTTGGGAGCTAATAGCACTTACGAGCAATCAGGCTACGTTGTTACTATCGGAGACGTTAGAACAATGAGTAACTTTGTTGGAGTTGGAATTAACACAGCAGAAGTCGCTTCTTTAAATGCTACCACAACAATAGGTACAACTGTAAGTAAAACAGTTATTGGTACTACAATCAATATGACAGCTACTACAGTTAATACTTTATTCGGTAGTAATTCTCAACTACAAACAACATTAATAGTAACAGGCCGTGACTCAGGCGCTAGAATTAGTGTTCCAGTAACAATCATTAAAACAAATTTATAATAGTTAATATATGTCTTTTACATCACTTGCTTCATCAGATTTTGTAGTATCTTCAGATTCTGTAACAGCTCCAGCATGGAGTACTAACGCTCAGACTCTGACTGCTTTCTACACTGCTTCATCTAACCTAACGAGTAGTTATTATTTGGACGTATATAATACTACTTATAACGCCTCTAATGCAGCCGTACAATTCTCAGTTGCTTACGGTCATATATACGGTTCTGGTTCAGCACCATTAAACTCTTTAGTGCTTCAAAATACTCCAAGTAGAATTACTTTTGGTCAATATAGAAACCTAATTTATGGAGATGCTACCGCTAACGTAAATTTTGGAACAGGTAATACCTCTTCTTTAAATTTAATTGCAATTCCTATAGATAGAAACAGATATAAAGGAAATTTATTTCCAGGCACTTTTAACTTAAGTTTGAAATTTGGAACTTACGCTCAAACTTTATTCTTAACAAATAATTACAACGACATATCTACTGTAAATTACTTAGATTGTGGTAGAGCTTACGATATCATTTCTGGTTCTAACGGTACAGCAGTTAATAGTCCTCTATTATCAGGAGCTCCTGCAAGAGGCTACACAGAATCAGGATCTTACGGTCTTTTCTTACCAGATATCGGTTTAATTGTATTGAATCCTAGAGCTTTAAGCGCGACTACAGCTAATGGTGGTTTGGCCATTCCTTTTATTACTTCTACTACAGCAGCAAATGGTTGGGTGAATCACGATTTAATTTATCAAACAATTAACTCGGGCAGTTCTTTCACATTGAACTCTGAAGAGACAATATCGTCAGATTATGTGTTTGTAAGAATTAAGAACGCAGAATACAATTATACTGCAAATCCATCAATGATAGACGTTTCAGGTAGCTTAATATATCCTAACTTTGTTAACAGTCCTCAGACCTACATGACAACTGTTGGTTTATATAACACCAATAACGAACTTTTGGCAGTAGCAAAAATGTCTAAGCCACTTGTTAAAGATTTCACAAAAGAAGCATTAATTAGAGTTAAATTAGATTGGTAATAAATGAGCAACGCAAAGAATATTTTAGATTCTAACGGAGCTGCTAAACCAATAAAAGTTAAATATTCGAGTTCTTACGACAACACAACCGTTAATAACTCTGGTATCTCGGCTAAAAAAGGTATAAACGGAGCAGTAAGTCCAGCCGGAGCCGCAACTCCATCAACGTTGCGTTATTGGTCTGTAAGACACCTTTATTATTCTAATTTCCTTACAGGATCTTCAAGTTCAACAGGTTCTGCAGATATAAATTATTTGCAATCTACAGCAGCCTCTGGAAGTGGAGATGAAGACATTAGAATTTTCCCTACAGGATCAAACGAAAAAATTAAAATAATTTCTATTCCAAGAACTGTTGCTGGTGAGAATATTGCTAGAAAAAGTTTTCAATTGGCCTCAGCCGATGGAACCAGTTATAAATTAATAGACGACGGTAACGGAAACGTAGTTGATGCTTTTAATAGCTACATACATGTGGGTAATATCCTGTATCCTCAAGCTACGGTAATAATAACCAATCAAAATTATTATTGCGTAATGGACGGTGGACCAAACGTTTCTGACAAATATTACACTTTTGATATAACTCAAAATCCTAAAACATTTAATCCGCTTTCTGACGCTACAGGAGATTGTGCTCCTATAGATAATGCGTCTTTAGCGCTATCCAGTTATTTTGGTCAACCTTTTCCTAGCGTAAGTATTAACACCGCTAATGCAAATATTACACTTAGAGAAACAGATCCTAAAACGAATCAAGTAGGAACATATAATTCGTTCTTTACTGTAAAGTCTACATATTCTACTCCTTCGGATCCTGCCAAATTAGAAGTTAAAATTACTGATTGTAAAATAAGAGGTTTAAGCGCAACTAGTATTTTAGTCCAACAGCCTTATCAATACGTAACTATAAAAGCTACCGCTACAGGAGTAAGCGCTGATAAATTTATGGCATACTACGATGAAACTGGTAGTGTTGGCTCTTTGATTCCGGCTTTGGATAGCAATGGAAATAACATAGGTACATTAACGTCTTCACAAATTGTTTCAGGATTTGATGTAAGAGTTACAACAGGAGCAAATTACATGTATTTGTATGATATAGCAGGAGTTTGCGATACAGTTTATACCACAATTAACATACCAGGAGTTTCAGCATCTCCGTCTGTTACAGTTAGTCCAAGTGTATCTAGAACTCCATCAATTAGTATTACGCCTAGTATTAGTACAAGCATATCTATAACGCCTTCAATTAGTATTACTCCTAGTATTAGTATTACTCCATCTATTAGCATAACGCCTAGTCAAACTCCTAGTATTAGCATAACTCCATCTATTAGTGTGACTCCTAGTGTAACTCCTAGTATTAGTATTACTCCATCAATTAGCATTACTCCATCAATTAGTGTGACTCCTAGTAGAACTCCATCCGTATCCATGACTCCTTCTATATCCGTAACTCCTCCAGCAGTACAGTTTGGTACATCCACTCAAGGCTCATTTGGAGCAGCTCCCACGCCTTATGCGGATTCGTTCACAGCTTGCTCTCAAAGCGATACTTTAATAGGACAAGTATTATATCAGTCTCCAGCCGCTGGAAATATTCCTGCTAATGGAGCTCAACTGTACACGAACACATCTCTTACAACAGCATGGAATCCAGGAATTGGTTCTCCAAGTTTCTTCAAAATAGGTAGAGCTTCTACTTATTGGGCGGTATTAGTAAGTATAGGCGGTGTTATTCAAGCAGTAACAGATTGCTCTACTATACCATCTGTTAGTGTCACTCCAAGTATTACTACTACGCCTAGTGTCACTCCAAGTATTAGTATTACACCTAGTATTACTGCTACGCCTTCTAAATCTCCTACTCCTTCTATATCTGTAACTCAACCAGCAATACAGTTTGGCACATCAACTCAGGGATCATTTGGGTCGGCTCCCACACCTTACGCAGATTCATTCACAGCTTGCTCTCAGAACAATACATTGATAGGACAAGTGTTATATCAATCTCCAGCCGCTGGAACCGATCCTGCTGTTGGAGCTCAATTGTATACAAATAATTCTTTATCAACAGCGTGGAATCCAGGAATCGGTTCTCCAAGTTTCTTTAAAATAGGTAGAGCTTCTACTTATTGGGCAGTTTATGTAAGTACAGGCGGCGTTATTCAAGCGGTAACAGATTGTTCCACAATACCATCTGTTAGTGTCACTCCAAGTATTACGACTACACCAAGTATTACACCTAGTATTAGTATTACACCTAGTATTACTGCTACGCCTTCTAAATCTCCTACTCCTTCTATATCTGTAACTCAACCAGCAATACAGTTTGGCACATCAACTCAGGGATCATATGGCTCTGCACCTACCGCTTACGCGGATTCATTCACAGCTTGTTCTCAAAACAATACATTGATAGGACAAGTGTTGTATCAGTCTCCAGCAGCTGGAATTACTCCTGCAGGTGGAGCTCAATTGTATACCGATACCGGTTTATCGCTAGCATGGAATCCAGGAATTGGTTCTCCAAGTTTCTTCAAGATAGGTAGAGCTTCTACTTATTGGGCCGTTTATGTAAGTACAGGTGGAGTTATTCAAGCAGTAACAGATTGCTCTACTATACCATCTGTTAGTGTCACTCCAAGTATTACTGCTACGCCTAGTGTCACTCCAAGTATTACTGCTACGCCTAGTAACACTGCAAGTATTAGTACTACGCCTAGTAACACTCCAAGTATTAGTATTACTCCTAGCATATCTAGAACTCCATCTGTATCCATGACTCCTTCTATATCCGTAACTCCTCCAGCTATTCAATTTGCTACATCTACTGAAGGATCATTTGGGTCGGCTCCTACTGCTTACCCTAATTCATTTACGGCTTGTTCTCAAAACAATACATTGATAGGACAAGTGTTATATCAATCTCCAGCCGCTGGAACCGATCCCGCAGGTGGAGCTCAGCTGTACACGAACACTTCTCTTACAACCGCATGGAACCCGGGAATTGGTTCTCCAAGTTTCTTTAAAATAGGTAGAGCTTCTACTTATTGGGCCGTTTATGTAAGTACAGGTGGAGTTATTCAAGCAGTAACAGATTGTTCTACTGTACCTTCCGTATCAATAACGCCTTCAGTTACTCCAACAGTTACTCCAAGCTTTACTCCTACTCCATCGATAAGTATTACTCCAAGTGTTAGTATTACACAAACTCCATCGGTGAGTGTGAGTCTTACTCCACCAAATTCTATAAGTGTATCTCAAGCAGCAGTTTCATTTGCACTAGATACAACCGGATACAGTACCGCTTTCGATTCTTGCGCTAATGGATCGCAAAATCCTATAGGATCAGCTTGGATGGCGCCAGGAACTACAACGCCAACAGTTAGTCAATTTGTTTATACAAACTCTAGCTTAACCACTGCTTATAATGGTGGATCTAATTATCACAATATGAGAAAGGGTGCTACACTGTGGGCAGTACAAATTGGAGCAACAGGTCAAATTACAGCAGTGACAGATTGTTCTACTGTACCTTCAGTTACTCCAACCATATCTATAACGCCTAGTGTTACTGTGACTCCTAGTTCTGTAGTAGTAACAAATAGAGTAGGTACAGGAACACCGTCTGGAAACTGTACTACATTTGGAAGTGTATGGTCAGTAGCAATTCCAGGTAATTTCTGCTCTGCAGGTTCTGGAGCAACTTTTGCAGCTAACGGCTCGGTAGGTAGTCTCTTTACAACTTATGGTGCAAATGCTACAGTATCAATTGTAGATAATACGAACGGTAACTGGAGACAAGTTAGAACAGGTGCCAATATTGGAGCTGCTGTAACTTATATTTCAGTAGGATGTAATTCATGTTAATAAAATTTTTGGATATTAAATAAAAAATAGTTAATACTTAAAAGATAAATTTAAAAATATGAAATAAAAGTTTTAAATTAAGTTATTATGGATAAGATATTTGTTTCGATAGCCGCGTACCGAGATCCGGAATTATTACCCACGTTAAAAAATATGTTAGAGAATGCAGATAGACCTGAAAATTTGGTTATTTGTATAGGCTGGCAGCACTCTAAAGAAGACAAATGGGACACTCTAAAGAAATATTCCAAAGATAAGAGATTCAACATAATTGACATAGACTATAAGGACGCTAAAGGTGTATGTTGGATGAGAAGCGAAATTCAAAAACATTACAATGGAGAGGATTACTACTTTCAAATAGATTCTCATCACAGATTCGCTAAAAGTTGGGACACAACACTAAAAGATTGGTTAAATTACTTGAGATGTAAAGGATCAAGTAAGCCTTTATTATCGGCTTATATGCCGGGTTATTTTCCAGAAATAGATCCAAAAAATAGAGTTCACGAAGTATGGGGATTAAATATAGATAGATTCATGCCAGCTGGCGCTATGTTTCTACGTCCTTACTATGTAGAAAATTGGACTAATTTAAAAGAACCTTTCAAAACAAGATTTGTATCAGGTCATTTTTTATTTACTATTGGTCAATTTGTTACTGAGGTTCCTTACGATCCTAATTTATATTTTCATGGAGAAGAGAGCTCGCTAGCTTTACGAGCATATACTTTTGGTTACGATTTGTATGCTCCTCATAAAGTTGTAGTTTGGCACGAGTACGATAGAAATGGTAAGAAAAGACATTGGGACGACAGTCAAGATTGGAAAATGAGAGACGATGCTTCTTACGCAAGAATTAGAAAAATATTCGGCATGGATCCTGGTTGCACAAGTTGTCAAAGAAAAGCAGCGTTAGGTCCTAATTATACAGGTACTACAAGATCAATTCAAGATTTTGAAATATACGCGGGATTAAAATTCTCAACACGACAAATACATAAGGAGACGACTGATAATAAATTTCCTCCACTTGTAGGAGATTACGAATCAGGTTTAACTAGCACATTTAAACATTGCCTCGATATCTACAAAGGAAGCCTTCCGGAAAATGATTATGACAGCTTTGCAATAGCTTTCTTGGACGAAAATGGAAATGATCTTTACAGACAGGACGCTGATGAAAATGAAATATATTCGTTATTAAATCAGAACAAAGAAGAGCAATTTGTGCATATCTGGAGATCTTATCCCGATATAAGAAAACCTTATTCGTGGAGAGTTTGGCCACATTCCAAATCAAAAGGTTGGATGGAAAGAATAGAAGAAACTATAAAATATGAATAAAAAAGAAACCATACTATTGCACTTACCTGCTTATAGAGATCCAGAATTGGTGCCCACTATTAAAGATGCAATAGCTAGAGCTAAGTATCCAAGTAGACTTCGCTTTGGTATATGTAGGCAGTACTGTGAAACTGATGAATTTGATAATCTTGATGAATTCAAAAAAGATAAAAGAGTTAAAGTATTAAATTTCGAGTATAAAGAGGCTAAAGGTCTTCCATGGGCAAGAGCTCAAATAAATGAAAACTTATTAACTGATGAAGATTATATTTTACAATTAGATTCTCATCATAGATTCGCACAAGATTGGGACGAAACCTTAATTGAAATGCACAATGGTTTGGAAGCTAAGGGATACAAACCAGTATTAGGAGCTTACTTACCGCTGTACACACCTTACAACGATCCAACTGGTAGAACTATGGAACCTTGGCAACAAACTTTTGCATCGTTCTATCCTCATGGTACAATCTTTATTAGACCTGGTTTATTACACGGTTGGGAAACGATGACAGAACCCCCAATGAGTAGATTCTTATCAGGACACTTTTGTTTTGCTAGATCAGAATGGGCTAGAGAAATTAAACACGATCCAGATATCTATTTTAGCGGAGAGGAATTAAACTTAACTGTTAGATCATACACTCACGGATACGATTTATTTCATCCTCACAAATTGGTAGTTTGGCATTCTACGATGAGAGAAGAAAGAGCGGGAATGTTGAAATGGGACGACGATTCTAAATTAGGCGTAGATTGGTTCCAAAAGCAAGAATATGCTAGAAAAAAGATTAGAGTGCTATTAAAAACAGAAGAAGATCCTAGCATAGATTTAACAGGTTACGATTTAGGCACAGTTAGAACGTTAAGAGATTTTGAAAAATACGCAGGTTTTCACTTCAAAAGAAAAGCAGTTCAACAATACACTTTAGACAATCAATATCCACCGAATCCATACATAGAAAACGATGAGATATGGGAACAGAGCTTTACAGAATCTTTCTATCACTTAGTTAAGCTCTATAGAAACGACTTTCCAAACAACGATTATGAATTTATTCACATGGCATTTGACGATGAGAACGGACTCCCCATTCACGTTAGGAGCTTAACTAAAGAGTTTTTACAGAGCACATTCTATAGTTCATCAAATGGATATTTCGATTTTGAAGAAATGTTTTTAACGCACAAAAAACCTTCTCGTTTAGTTTTATGGGGCTATAGTAATACAAGAAATTGGTGCGAAAGAGTACAAATTAAAATAGATTAATCATGAATAATTCTTTATTTAAAGATTTTTATTTTATTTATGTATTAACCGGTAGAAATTATATAAAAACAGTAATAAAAAGTTTTGATTTTATTCCAGAAGAAGCCAATGTTGTTATTATAACAAATACGCCAAAAATTCTAGAAAATGTAAAAACTAAATTCAATCTAATAGTTCAAGATCTCGAATCTTTAAGACCTGATTGGAGTAGAAAACACGAATATGTATTAGATATAGAAGACGAACTAGAATACATGGAAAAATTGTCTTCAATGTATGAATCTGGTTATAAATATCCTATGGGAATAATGAGATATGGACTTAAATGGGCTATTAAAAACAAAATAACCAGATTGGTGTTAGTAGATGGAGGAGCTAAAATTAACTATCATTTTAAATCTGAATTCGGATTAATTGAACTCAATAATTTTGCAAAAGAGAAAGATTTAATTTTTGGATCTGTTTACTATACCTCGAATAACGAATTGTCTAAACCACTAATATTAGGGGAATACAATAGTATAGTAAAAAAATATTTTCCTTTTATAAATGAAGATAATTACCCAAAATATATTTTAGATAGCGCAGAACTTCGTTTAGACAATTTAACTGATACAGGATTCGATGGTCATACTTTTGGTTTTTGGTTTAAGGAATTGGCTTCTTTAGAAACTCTATTTAATTTTTGGGAAGATCTTACTCAATTTTACTATGAAAATAATAAAAAAGTTTTTTCATCTTCTCATTGGATCATTGATTTTGAATTTATGGTGCTTATAATTTCATCTATATATACCAGATATTTTAACGCTTTTGTATGCGGATATAAAAATATAATCACTCATTTGTACATACCAGAAAATGATTTTTTTGGTGTATCATTAAAATACAGGTCTAATCCATTATTTAAAGAAACAAAAACAAGGGAGGATTTTTTGAGAGTAAATAAAAAAGAATTAATAGATCACTATAGCGGTTTACAAAATGCTAATAATTTAATATATGGATTCAAAGAAATTAATAACGAATAAATTTAAAATTTAACTTATATGAAAACAATTTACTTTTTAGAAAATCAGTATCCTTATTGGGGATGGCACGAAGTGCTTTTAGAAGCATTAATATACATAAAAGACAAATACGACGCTAAATTAGTTCATCAAAAAGGCGGCTATTTAAGGATGGATAAATTTGATTACAACTTAAAAGACTGTGAATTACTAATTCATGATGAAGAAGAGGATTCATTGAAATGCATATTCTGGGGAGAATCTAGAACAGGAGTATTCGACATTTTTGAAAAAAGAAATAATCCTAAAGACATTCTATTAGTCACTCAATTTTATAATATATACCCTAAAACATTTGATAGAAGTGTATGGAATTTTAAAATAAAAAATACCACTTACTATACTTTTAATCCAAATGTAAATCACGAGTATTATTATCACCAAAGAAAATTGTACGAGTATTTAAACGAGACTACAATAGATAAACTATTCTGTTTGTTTTCTACGGGTAGACCAATTGGCGAACAATTAAGAGCAGAAGGATTAATTACAGAAAGGGAGGGACCTATGACCATACATGACTATTTAATGATGGCGGTTAAATATAGAATGGGTTTAGCACTTCCAGGAGTAGCAGAAGTTAATTTTAGAGAAATAGAATACTTGTCAATTGGAGTTCCTATGCTAAGAATAGAATATATGACTCAATTAGATCCTCCACTAATACCTAATTATCATTACGTGGCTGTAGATAGATCTAAGTTTCCTTGGGATATGTACGCGGATAGGGAAGGAGGTCCTGAATATGTTGAAGCGTATAGACAGAGATACAACGAGGTTAAAGACAATAAAGACTTCTTACAATTTGTTGCAAAAAATGGTAGAGATTATTATACAGAGTATTGTAATCCTTTCAATAGATTAAAACACGTAATAGAAAAATTAGAATTATAATATGAGCTCAATAGTAAAAGAAAAAATAGCGATATGTTATGTTCCATGCGGACCCACATATAGAGAAAGCGCTTACAAACAAATAAAAGATTATTATTTTGATGATGATAACTTATACTTCTGTGTGCTAACAGACGATAAATCTTATTTTGATGGATTGGAAAGAAAGAATTTAGTAGTTAACGAACTAAAAGATTTCTATGCGGAATTTCCAAACATAGAAAAAAATGAACCTTTTTTAGAAAGCGTTAGTAAAGAAGATTATGCAATTAAATTTAACACTCTAGGTTATCTATTCCCTTTTAGTAGTTATAGATTTTCAGTATTACAAGCATTAAAGCTAGGCATAAAAAATGTAGCCCTATTAAACACAGATACTGTATTGGATTTTAATTTCTTAGATGACGAATGTTATGGATCCAATAATTTTTACAACGCTGTTTCAGAATGGACTGAACCTGCTATAACACATAAAAGTGAATTAATTGTAGATTGGTTAAAATCAAAATATGACTTAGTAGTAGATGATAAAATTAGAATATTAGATGCAGCTGCAAGAATGTATTTTGCGGATTCTAATGAATCTTTACAGAAGCTATTTGATATGTGGCACGGCGCTGTAGAATACCTATACGAAATAAATGAAATGAATAGATGTAGGGGTCATTATGGTATAAACGACGAATACATTTTAGCTCCAATATATAATGTACTAAACCTAAATAAAAAAGATTACCATGGATCTAGAATATTTAATGTACAACACAATCCAATACACGAAAGATATTGGAGATACGGTGGAGATGGTACAATTAAAGAGCATACTGATTATGATGAATTTTTAAAAATAAATAATATAACTAATAATGACTAACATAAGTTTTCACGGATCTCACAATGGCGCTATCGTATTAGAACAAAATGGAGAAATTTTGTGCGTAATAGAAATAGAAAGATTTTTAAACTATAAAAATGTAGGCATAGCGCAGTATAAAACGCCGGCTTATATTATGATGGTAGTAGAGCAATTGATAAAGTGGATAGAAAAAGAGTATGGTATTACAGAATATGAAAACTGTTATTATTCGTCGACTGATTTTATAGGAGAAAATTTTGAAGGAGTACACAGAGCTTTCCAAACAAATGCAATGTTTAAAGTCAAAAATTATATTCACGGATCTCACCACGAATCTCATGCAAATGGAGTATTCTACCAATCAGATTATAAAGAGGCTTTAATATTTTCTTTTGACGGAGGCGGTGATGATGGTAAGTTTAATGTGTATCGTGCAATTCGTGGTCAAGAGATAACTAGATTAACTCAAGTAATGAATCCTAATGAAGAATTGAAACATGTTTATTACGATTTAGGTTTTCCTTATATGTCATTTGGACACTATCTAAAAGACATTACTTTTGAATGGATAAGTGATGGTAACCTAACGTACCCTGGAAAAATTATGGGATTAGTATCTTACGGTCAATGGAATCCTGATTGGTTAAGCGATTTTATGGACTTTTTTAAATCTAATCCTGATGGTACTAATGACGACTACGATAAAAAGATCAAAATACTTGGAGAGAAAATAGGAGTAGAGTTTGACATAAACAATAGATTAGAAGGTCAAGTTGCGTACGATGTTGCGGCTACTGCACAAAGAGCTTTCGAAGACTGTTTCATTGAAATTGCTAAACCTTATTTTGAACAATATCCTGATGTGCCTGTTTGTATTACCGGCGGTTGTGGTCTAAACATATTATTGAATACACGAATTAAACAAGAATTTGGAAAAGAAGTATTCGTAGGACCCAACCCAAATGATTGTGGTATTGCTTTAGGATTAATGCTCAAACATTCAAAACCAGAAAATGCTGTTGATATTACATACAAAGGATTGCCTATATTAGATCGTCATCTATTGGCTCAATATATTTGCCATTACGCAAATGTAAAAAAATTAATGACGAAAAATCAAGAGTTCCATCCTCATGAACAATGGGATCCTAGTATATTGGTAGACGATTTAGTAAATGGTAAAATAGTTGGAGTTGTAAAAGGTCAAGCCGAACACGGACCTAGAGCATTGGGACATAGAAGCATTTTATGCAATCCATCTATAGCTGATATGAAAGATGTACTAAATGAAAAAGTAAAACATAGAGAATGGTACAGACCGTTTGCTCCAGTAGTTAGACAAGAAGATGTATCTAAATATTTTGAATTCAATGGCGAATCAAGATGGATGAGTTTTTGTCCTAAAGTAAGAGAAGAGTGGAGAGATAAATTAGCAGCCATAACTCACGTAGATGGAACTGCGAGAGTTCAAACAGTGACTAGAGAACAGAACGAATGGTTGTATGATTTGTTAACAGAATTTGAATCCGCAACAGGAATTGGAGTATTATTGAACACATCGTTTAATGTTAATGGAAGACCTATCCTATCTACATACGCTGATGCATTTAAAATATACAATGAGACTCAATTAGACTGTTTGCTATTGGAAGATTATTACATAAGAAAAGACCTCTTTATAAAAAAATAATATGGAATTATCAGAATTACTACAACACATAAATTCTCTTGGAGAATCGGATAGAGTCAATTTATTAGAACATTTGAAATCTCCTAATATAGATGTAACTAATAACGATTTGACTGTCGTAACAGGTTTATGGAATATAGGTAGACCTGGAAGAGACTTCTCTCATTACATAGAGAATTTCAAAAAGTTCTTAGAGATTCCCGTTAATATGTTTATCTATATTCCTAAAGAATATGAATACTTAGTGTGGGAAAAAAGATCTTCAAAAAATACTTACGTAAAAGTATACGAATTAGAAACTGAATTAAAGAATTTATACGCACCATTTTGGGAAGAGACACAAAAGGTTAGAACTAATCCAGATTGGTATAATCAAACTGGAGAAGACGGATGGTTAAAAAGTAGTCCTCAGGCAGCTTTAGAATGGTATAATCCAATAGTTCAATCAAAAATGTTTTTATTGAATGATGTTACTATATGGAATCCATTTAATACAGAATATTTTATTTGGTTAGACGCAGGAATTGGAAATACTGTAGACATTAATTATTTTACAAGAGACAAAGCATTAGATAAATTATTGCCTTACTTAGAATCATTTTTATTTTTAAGTTTTCCTTACGAAGCTAACGATGAAATTCACGGATTTAAGTATAGCGAAATGAATAGATACTCGCGTGAGAAAGTTGAATACGTTTGTAGAGGCGGTTTATTTGGAGGTAAAAAAGAATATATTAATCAAGCTAATTCAGAGTATTATATTCTATTACAAAGATCGTTGGCTCAAGGACTAATGGGAACAGAAGAAAGCATATTTACGATAATGTCCTATCTATATCCAGATAGGTACAGAAGATACGCTTTGGACAGTAATGGATTTATTGTAAAATTTGCGCAAGCATTAATAGACGATAAAGTAGAACTAGAAGCTATTCCTAAAACAGCAATAAGACATTCTCCTTTAGTGATAGACATATCAAAACTAAAAATGTCTGTTTACATGTTAACTTTTAATTTCACCCATCAATTAGAACATACAATACAGAAGTGGTTAAAACACGATAAGTGGTTACAAACAACTAGAAACATATTAATAGATAATTCGACTAATGAAGAATCAAGAGAATCTAATAAATTGTTGTGTGAAAAATATAACTTCGAACATATTATTACAGGTAAAAATGGCGGCATTTGTGGAGGTAGACAATTAGCGGCTGAACATTTTAATGAATCGGATAGCGATTACTATCTATTCTTAGAAGACGATATGGGAATACACCCACCAGATACAACAGAGTTTTGTAGAAACGGTTTTAGAAAGTTCGTACCTAATTTACATGATACTGTATTAAAAATTATGGAGAAAGAACAGTTCGATTATCTTAAATTGTCTTATACAGAAGTGTACATGGATAATAATATTCAAGTATCTTGGTATAATGTGCCTCAAGAAATAAGATCAGAATTTTGGCCACTTTACGACAGACTTCCTGAAACCGGTTTAGATCCAGATTCTCCAAAAACAGAATTCAATAATATTAACGTAATTGATGGTGTATCTTACATATCAGGAGATATCTACTACGCCAATTGGCCTACAGTAATGGGAAAACAGGGTAATAAAAGAGTGTTTCTTGATGTAAAATGGGCGCATCCTTACGAACAAACTTGGATGAGTTATGTTTTTCAAGAGTGTAAAAAAGGTAATATCAAACCTGCAGTTTTACTTGCTTCTCCAGTGGATCATGATCGTATAGCTCATTACACGCCAGAAGAAAGACGAGAGAACTAATATTTATTAACATGCCTACACCTTCATCAACAGTAGTACCTTTTAGCTTTACTGCGTCTTCTCAATATACTATATACCAAAAAGAAGTAAGATGTCATGTGAATGAAAATGAATTCAACTACACATTGAATCCAAGCGCAAGAAAAGCAGGCACATCAGGATCTTACCTTGATGTGGTTACTGGATCCGATTTTAGACCCTACGCCACTACGGTTGGTTTATACAACGATACTAATCAACTCTTATTGGTGGGTAAACTATCTACTCCGTATCCTATTCCTTCCAACACCGATATTACATTTGTAGTTCGTTGGGACATTTAAGATATTTATTAGAAAGCAGTTTATGTCAAATTGGTTATATGAAGCGAAAGAGCTCACTCAATTAAAAGACTTTCCAGAAGACGTTGTAGGATTCGTCTACAAAGTCACCAACAATAAGACCGGCAAATTCTACGTCGGTAAAAAAATCCTTAGAAATGTACTAACAAAGAAACTAACCAAGAAGGAGACTTCAGAGTGGGTAAAACCGGGTCGTATCCCAAAGAAAAGAAAAGAAATCAAAGAAAGCAATTGGTCGGACTATTACGGATCGAGCAAGTTAATCACAGAGGACATTAAACTGTTGGGCAAAGAGGTGTTCACTAGAGAAGTATTGAGGTATTGCACCACGAAGAAACAGATGAGCTATTGGGAGACCTATTATCAAATGACATTGCGAGTACTAGAGGTGGAAAGCTATAACGAAAATATAGCAGGCAAATGGTACCGCAGGGACGTTAATCCAATCGCACCCGAGCTCGAGGCCGAAGAGTAATAACAATTACGATAAGATATTAAGAACAAATAAAAAGGAGCCCAAATGAGCTCCTTTTCTTATTTACTAACTATAGGATCCTAATACATTAAGCTTCTGTGCTGTATTCCCTCTAAGAACTCCTCTTGATCCTGCTTGGCCAAACTGAATGTGTCTGGAAAGATCCAAGTGTAAGGAATGTTCTTTGTCGGCTTCTTTTCACCGTGAGAGATTGCGATGTGCTTCCAAAAGAAACAGGTCTTGTCTTCAATGTTCAGATACTTCTGTTCAGTCATTGGGTTTAACGGGTGATTCACTAGCAGATCCATCTGATATAACCATTGCTCTGCCTGTTTGTTCTCAGGTGTGAATGCTCCAGCTTCGTTGATACTGTACTTAACTTTACCGTTTAGGTTCTGACCACCGAAGATCTGGTGTAATCCATCGAAGTGACCAGTACCACCGAATAGAATGGACTCAGGATCTACCAAGTGTGGAAAACTCATTGCGATGTATCTTGCGGTGTTCTTACATGGATACAAAGGACTTCTAAAGTTTTG